CGCTGCCTGGCGTCGCCCGGAAGCCTACGACCAGGCGATGCTCGGCCTGCGCCTCGGTCGCGACCCGCGCGCCGTCGTCACCACCACCCCCAAACCCGTGCGCCTCATCCGCGAGTTGCGCGCCGCCCCCACCACGACCGTCACCAGGGGCAGCACGCAAGAGAACGCCGCTAACCTCGCGCCCGCCTTCTTGGAACAAATCATCACGAAGTATGCGGGCACGAGGTTGGGCCGGCAGGAAATCCAGGGCGAGTACTTAGACGACGTGCCCGGCGCGCTCTGGACCCGCGCCATGCTGGAGGACCGCCGGCCCACCCCGGACATGGCGCGCGTCGTCGTCGCGATTGACCCCGCCGTAACGTCGGGCGAGGACAGCGACGAGACCGGCATCGTGGTCGCCGGGCAGGGCGAGGACGGGCGCGGCTATGTGCTGGCCGACCGCTCCTGCCGCGATTCCCCCGATGGCTGGGCGCGGCGCGCGGTCCACGCCTATCGCGAGTTCAAGGCCGACCGCATCGTCTACGAAGCCAACCAGGGCGGCGACCTCGTGGCCCACACCCTTCGCACGGTGGACCGCTCCCTGCCGCTCCGCGCCGTCCACGCCAGCCGGGGCAAGCGCACGCGCGCCGAGCCGGTGGCGGCCTTGTATGAGCAGGGGCGGGTGACGCACGCGCCGGGGCTGGATGACCTGGAAGACCAATTGGTCGGCTGGACGCCCGATAGCGGCGAATCGCCCGACCGCCTCGACGCGCTGGTGTGGGCGCTGACCGACCTCATGGTGCAGGCCGTTGTGGTGCGCGCCTACTAGGGGGAACGATGGCCTTCTTTGACTGGCTACGCTCGGGCGGGTTCGGGGGCAAGGCGGCAGCGCCGCCGCCCGAGCAGCGCGCCGCGCCCGCCATCCCCTACCCGGTGTTCCTCCCCAACCCCATCGCGCTCGGCACCCTCGTGCATGGGCCGGGCGCGACCGAGGCGCTGCGCGCGGCCTACGGCGACGGCTACGCCCTCAACAGCGCGGTCTACGCCTGCATCCAGGCCATCCAGCGCACCTACACCGAGGCACCCGTGCGCGCGTGGCAGCGCAACGCAGACGGCGACAAGGCCGAGCCCATCCTCCCTCACCCGGCCACCGACCTCCTCGAACACCCGAACGCGCACATGACCGGCAACCTCATGCTGGCCTATGTCCAGTACTGCAAGAGCGTCTATGGGAACGCCTACCTTCGCAAGGTGCGGAACGGTGGCGGCACCGTCATCGAGTTGTGGCCGCTCTCGCCCGCCGTCTGCTGGCCGGTGCGTCGCCGCAATAGCCGCAACTTCGTGGACTTCTACCACTACCAGTTCAGCGACGGGCCGCGCGGGGTAGAAGAGATTCCGCCCGAGGACATCGTGCATTTCCGCCTCGGCCTCGATGACCAGAACCACATGTACGGCATGAGCCCGCTGCGGCAACTCACCCGCGAGGTGGACACCGACGTGCAGGCGACCGCGTTCAGCGACCGGCTCGTCCGCAACAACGCGGTGCCGGGGCTGGTGGTGACGCTGCCCCCCGAGGCGGGCGACCCCGGTCAGGCCACCGCCGACGCCATCAAGGACCGCCTCTCCAACACCTTCGCGGGCGACGGGCAGGGGACCACGGCCATCCTCACGGGCGGGGCCACCGCCGCGCAGTTCGGCTTCAACCCGCAGCAGCTCGACTTGACCGGGCTGCACCGCCTGCCCGAGGAGCGCATCGCCGCCGTGCTGGGCGTGCCCGCCATCATCGCGGGGCTGGGCGCGGGGCTGGACCGCGCGACCTACGCCAACTTCAAAGAGGCGCGGGAAATGTTCATCGAGAGCACCATCATCCCGGCCTACGCGGACGATGACGCGGTGCTCAATGAGCAATACCTGGCCGAGTTCAGCGACGACCCGACCATTTACCTGCAGCACGACATCAGCGACATGCGGGCGCTCCAACCGGACATGGACGCGATGTTCACCCGCCTGACGCTCGCGGTGGGCGGCGCGTGGCTGTCGAAGAATGAGGCGAGGAGCGAGGCGGGATTCACGGCCGACCCCGACCCGGAGAGCGACATCATCGGCGGTGCGCCCGATCCGGACCCGGCGATGCCCGACGCCAGCATGGAAGACCCGAACGCGCCCACCCCGCTGCGCCGCACGGGTAGCAAGGCGATGCTGACTGGCGTCGATATGGAACGGGCGCTCAGGGTGCTCAGGGCGGCGCAGGAGGGGCCACTCGCCGATGCGCTCCAGCAGTTGCTTGACGAGCAGCGGGCGCGCGTGCTGCACCGGATGGGTGGGCAATGAGCGTGGACGAACTCTTGCCCGAGGACGAGGATACGGCGTTGCAACTGGTCATCGAGCAAGCCTACCGCCGCGTCCTGCTGGAGATGCACCACCTTGTTGCCGACGCCCTCCCCATCGACCCTAGTCGATTCCGTCTCGATGACGCGGCGACCAGGGCGATTCTGGAACACGCGGCGACCAGAGTTGTCGGCATCGGCGAGACGACCCGCCAGGCCATCGCGGCGAAGTTGCAGGAAGGGCAGGCGGCCGGGCTCTCGACGTTCGAGATTGCCCAGTCAATCGAGAACCTTTTTACGATTACCTGGGCCAATCGCGCTGAAACTGTGAGTCGTACTGAAATTGCCGAGGCGCAGAGAGTTTCCGCCATCGACCGCTACACGGCGTCGGGGCTGGTGGACCGGGTGACGATTCGCGACGGGGAGGATGACGAACCGTGCGCCAGCAGGAATGGGACCACTGTACCGATTGGGCGGGCACCGGAGTTGGCGCACCCGAACTGCACCCTGGTGCTGATTCCGGTGCTGCGAGAGGGGGTCATCTAGATGGCGGTCAGGATTTCGACGGGGACGCGGAACTTCATTCTGGACAGCGGGCTCAATACCCTCTTCGACACGGACGGGGCCATCAATATCTACTCGGGGACCATCCCCGCCGACGCTGACGCCGACGTGGGCGCGGGCACGCTCCTCGCCACGCTCACCTTCAACAGCAACTGGATTGGCGCGGCCTCGGCGGGCGTCATGACCCTCGCGGCCATCGTCAGCGACACCAGCGTGGACGCTAGCGGCACGGCGGCCTGGTTCAGGATGCACGACGTCTCGGAAGGGCCGACCGGCAGCAGCGCGACCAAGAAGCGCATCGACGGGACGGTCGGCACCAGCGGCGCGGATCTGAATTTCAACACCGTCACGTTCGTGGCCGGCGGGACCGCCGCCATCAGCAGCTTCACCATCACGCTCCCCGCAAGCTAGGGGGTGTGGCGTGAGACTGTACCTGGGTGACTGCTTGGAGGTGCTGCGCGGGCTGGAGGCGGGCAGCGTGGACGCGGTTGTGACGGATCCGCCGTATAACGTCGGGCTGGACTATTGTGGCTATGACGACAAACGTTCCGACTATGCCGAGTGGTGCGCGTCCTGGTTCGCCGAACTACGCCGGGTTTGCCGTGGGCCGATTGCCATCACCTGCGGTCAGGCTAATGTTGCTGTATGGGCGCGAATCGAAGCGCCAGATTGGTGGCTGGCGTGGTGGAAGCCTGCGGCAATGGGCCGTTGTGTCGTCGGCTTCAATAACTGGGAACCGATTGCGTTGTATGGCGCGCCGCCAAAACCAGCGTGCGATGTCATCCGCGCCGAAATCCGACCAGAGAAAGCCATCGACGGGCATCCCTGCCCCAAGCCTCTGGACTGGGCAGCAAAGCAAGTGCGAATGCTCACAACACCGGGGGCTAGCGTCCTCGACCCCTTCATGGGCAGCGGCACGACGGGTGTAGCCTGCTTCCAGTCGGGTCGCGACTTCATCGGCATCGAGCGGGAGGAGTCCTACTACAAGATTGCCGAGCGCCGCATCGCCACGGCGCAGCCACCCTTGCCGATGGCGGCGGACTAAATGAGCCTCAGCGTTGATTTGCAAATCCTGACCCAGCCGGGGAGCACGGGCAATCAGACGTACTCCCTGGCGTCGGGGTTTGACCCGTGCGCGGTCCTCCTCTGGGCGGTGCCGCTCGCGGCGGATGGCACGGCCGCGTCCTGGGCCTACGGC